GCTTCAGACGGACTGAACACGTTCTTGTTTTTCGATGACTTCACGGGTGATCTGTCGAAGTGGGACATCAACGATCCGACGTATAACTATATAGACTCGAACGCATTGAGATTCATCTGTACGTGGTTACATCTGCAGCAATGGGCCGCTACGAAGCAGACGTTTGCCATGCACCACGCTGTCGTTATCAAAGCGATGCATGAAGGGGTGACAGGAACGTTCGTCATCAGCTTAGGGTGGACGACGACAGCCTTTTCATCACTTGGCCCGTGGGAGTATTATAAATCATATTTTCAGCAAACCGGAAGATTTTATTATTCATCCTCAAATTATATTGGCGATGTCGGGTCTCTCGCTGTGAGTTCAATCGCTAATCCATCATGGAGCAAGCTGAAAATTCATCAGACTGCCATAAGAAAAGCAAAGTTTGCGTTCAATGACGGAACTCCGACAGCAGAAACCACCGCGACAAAAGACATTAATGCGAGAAGAATATATCTCTCGCTGGAAAGTGCTAATCCTACTCCGAATATGTATGTCGATGAGGTGTACGTCGAGAAGTTACCGCAGGACGCGACTGTGTTCGGTACTCTTGTACCGGGATCCGTTACAACGTATGCAGGGAAGCTGTGGAGAGCGACGAAGCTGGCGTACCAGCCGAATGGAGAGACGTGGGGCACGGCATCTGTTCCCGGTGAGAATGACGAAGTGAAGGCGGTATCATTCGGTCCGTTGCTTCAGGTTCAGGACGTGATACCGGATCCATGTTCAGGGTGGGTTTTTCACACCTACTTCATCATGGCGCGGAAGCACGTGAGACCTGAAATCAGGATCCCGCTTCGATACTCTGGACGGTTCTGGTCGTTCGTCGCTCAGTTGATGGGATCCGATCAGGTTTCTGGATCCGATCCGTACACGCATCTGATGACGCTCATTGAAGCGATCGACGGTGCGAATCTCTACGGTACGCTGGCAGCTTCATTCGGAACCGTGGCAACAGGGGTAGTTGAATGGCCTTCAGTCAAGCCGACAGGGTTCTCGATATCCGGCCCTGATGATGGCGGGTTTATGACGCTGCTGGTGCGCGGACTCGGAGACAGGATAGGAATTGATGGCGATGCCGTGACGACGTATGCGAACATGACCGCTGTCACGCACATACAGCAGTCGAGTGCTCTTCCGCTCAGGGTTCCGTTCGGAGGGTTGAGGCTTCGGTTGAACGATCAAACCGGATCCGCTCTTTCTGCATCCGATTACATGAAGGTGAAGAAGGTAGAGTTCGCTTTCGATCGGATGTTCGGGCAAGAGTTCTGTTCGAGAGGTTCGCAGTCGAGGCAGTGGGAAACGGATGAACCGATCGAGAATGGCATTCCAGATACGAGGTTGACGCTGCTGCTGCCGGATATGGAGATGTCGAAACTGAAGGCGCACGCAGACGGGACACAGAAAAAAGCGGATCTGTATTTCCAATTGAGCGCAGATTACGACGTGCTCATAGAAATGCCGTTGCTGCAGCCAATCCCAACGGCGGTAAACAAGGAGGGTCAGGGGAGGTTGAGTCACGAGATTGCGTTCGCGGTTGGAAGAGCGGTTGCGAATCCGACAGGAATGGCTTTCTCGGATTGGCGGCTCACATTGAGGGATGGATGGGGAACATCGTATATCGCAACCACGTAAGGAGCATGAAATGAGAATCGGTGTGGCGAAGGCAGATGCGGGGATTTCTCTCACCGGGAAATTCCAACCTCTCGAAAAGAGCGACGCGAAGGATCGTGCCGTTCTGATCCTGAAGGGGCATGAGTATTACGTTCCGGACACCTACGATTTCAACCATCCCGGCGCGCTGTTCGTCGAGAAGGTTGAGAAAAGGAAGGAGAGCAAATAAATGGGACAGATCACGACGAAAGGTGCGGTGCTCGCCTACAAGCAGTTGACCGGCGGGACGTGGGGAACCCCTTCTGCGATCGGGGCCGGGGATCAGATTCTGGCAACGACCGGCCCTCCGCTCGGCGAGAACCGTGAAATCCACATGAGTCCGGAAGCGGGGTTCGCGTGGCATCAGTACAGTCAGGGAGGAAGGAAGATCCTCGGATTCGATCTGGTGATCCCGCTCAGGTATTCCGGCAGGATGTGGTCGTTCATCGCCCAGATCTTCGGGCTGGACACGAAGACCGGAGCCGGGGATCCTTACACACACGTGATTTCGCTGATCGAGGCTATCGATGGATCCGATCTCTTCGGGACGCTGGCCCTTCAGCTCGGCCCTGCGAGTGGAGAACTGCTCCACGGTTGGCCGGCAGTGAAGCCGTATGGGTTCGTGATCACCGGCCCGAACGGGCAAGGGTTCATGGATCTCACCGTGAGCCTGATCTGCGACAAGCTGAGGGAAGGTTCCGATGAAGTGACGCACACCACCGCTGCCTTTGACAACGTGACGCACATGGCGATCGGATCTTCCATCCCGTCGATGGTTCCGTTCGGTGCGCTCAGGCTCAGAATGAACACGCAGAGTGGGGATGCGCTCGCAGCCGGCGACAACCTGAAGGTCAAGAAGTTCACCTATTCGTTCCGCAGAAGGATCGAACAGGAGTGGGTGAACCGGCAGGCCTATGCCAATGAGTTCGAGACCGACGAACCCATCGAGGATGGGATTCCCGAAGAGTCGCTGGAACTCGAGATGGGGGATATTGTGAGCCTCGCTCATTTCGATGCGTTTCAGGATCAGACGGAACAGAAGGTCGAGGCGTACTGGCAGCTGGATGCGAACCACGATATCAAGCTGGAACTTCCGCGCCTGAAGATGCTCGCTCCCAATGCCGTTTTTCAGGGGCAGGGGCGTATTCCGAAAACGCTGAAGTTCACGCCGATGCTGGCATCCGCTGCTCCGACCGGGATGACCGTGACGAACAGCACGATCACGCTCAGGGATCCGAACAGTTCAGCTTACGAATAAGATCGGGGGAACAATGGAGATCGGGAAACTCAACGAAACGACCGTGTGGGTGAAGTACCCCGGCAAAGCCGGCGACGAATACGAAATCAAGTACATCACCGACGATGCGATCAGGCTCGAATTGATCAGGGACAGGAAGGCGTCGAAGGAAGAAGGGTACGACGAGCGTGGCCCTGAAGGGTGGTACAATCGAGTGATCTGCAAAGCGGTCGTTAACTGGCGCGGGATCACGGAGGGTGGAAAACCGTGGCCCTGCACGGATGAAAACAAGAAGAAGTTTTTCTCCAAATTCATCGGGACGAGAGGTGAGTTCGTTTTCGTGAAGGCGAAGGATGAGACTCTATTTCTCGGAGATACGTTGGAGGAAGACCTAAAAAACTGAAAGCCTTCCTCGATCACCAGATGGATTACCCGTATGCGACCGTTGAGTATTACGAAAAGTTGATCGAGGAAGGCCATGACCGTGAGACGTACCAGAAGTGCATTGATGATCTCCCGAAACTGAGCATGGCGAACACGCTTTCTGTGAGGGTTTACAACCTGATGCACACCGTGGAAGGAGTTGGGTTCTGGGATGTTCTCGGAGTGCTCGGATTGGATCTGACCAGAAGCGAGATATACGTTCTGTTTTTGAAAATGATGCGGATCAAAGAGATCATCGCAGAGCACGAACGGATCGATCGAAAGCCTGAGATAGAAGGGCTATAACAATGCCGCTCGAAGTAAAGATCACCGCAAAGGACGAGGCGTCCAAAAAAATTCAGGACGTCAGGGAAAACGTCCGGCAATCCATGAACAAGGTTGCTGAGGCCAACGAGAACGCTGCGAAAAAGTACGGGCAGCACGGTAAGGCTGTGTCCGGACTCAGCATGAACGTTGGCGATCTTGTAAAAAAACTTGCGACCATGAACGTAGGAATTCTTGCGGCAACCGGAGGGTTTGGAATACTGGCAAAGAAGTTCATGGGTGCGGTCAATATGACCGCCGATTACAGGGATAATCTGGCGAAGCTTGAAAAAAACCTCAGCATATCGCGTGAATTGATCACCAATTTCGGTCATGCTGCAGAGTTGAGCGGTTCGTCCCAAGAGGCTGCAACCTCATCGCTGACGAAGTTTTCGAAAGCCGTCAAGCAGGGGATTCAGGGAAGCGAAGAGATGGTAACAACGTTCAATAATCTCGGAGTTTCCCTGAAGAACGCAGATGGGAGCGCGAGGCGAATCGAAGATATCTTCATGGATGTAGTGAGCCAGATGAAGAAGGTCAACAATGAAACGGATAGATCTGCCTATCTGTTTGATCTGTTCGGAAGAACCGGCGTCGAACTGAATGAAACGCTGAAGATGCTCGGAACGAATTACGATTCATTGAATGAAAGGACGAAAAGCCTCGGACTTCAGTTCTCGGATGAAGAAAGGGAGAGGGCTGAAAAATATAAAGATACAGTTTTTGAAATGAAGGAGGCGTTCAGGGGTCTCGGAATGGAGATCGGCGAGAAGGCCTTGCCGGCACTCACGAAATTCATGGAGGAAGTGACAAGCTATTTCGCTGGTTCCCCCGCGCCTGATGCAGCCCCCGGTTCATGGAAGGCGAAGTATGCAGAGGAAATAAGTAAAAAGAACCAATCCCTCGAAGAAGATCCCGAAATCAGGGCGTTGAGGGAAAAGCTGGGTCTTGTAAAGAAGATAAAGCAGGAAGACTCCGGTAAAACGCCCGTTGGGTATGGGGAGAATCGCGAAACCGAAACCGCCGCTGAAGCCGGACTCGATACGCCGAATGAAGTGTGGGCGCCGGGGCAGTGGGCGTTCGCCAAACGAAGACAGGAAAAACTTGACCAGTTCAAACTCGAAGGCGAGCAATCAGAGCAGAGGAAAAAAGAAGCTGAGGAAGTAGCGAAAAAAAAGGCTGAGTACGAGACGTGGGCGAACAGCGTTATTGAAGCGGCTAATGACGATATCACAAAGCAGTACGAACAGTGGAATGACAGGCTCGAAGGAATCGCGAACACGCTGTCGTCGCAGGTTTCGAATGCGATGGTTCAATTGATAGAGCAGACCGACAATGCCGCTGAAGTATTCAGAAAGCTGGGCCAATCCATCCTCACTTCCGTGGTAGGGTCGCTGGCTCAGGCGGTAACGAAAGCCGCGATGCTGTGGGGAATGAAGAAGCTGTTCGGAAGCGAACCGAGGGAAGGGTTCGTCGGGGATGTGTTGGGATTTCTCAGCCCGTACCACAAAGGAGGGATCATCGGTGCTCCAAGAACGATGCACGGAGGCGGGAGCCTTGCGCCCGATGAAGTGTACGCAAAGCTGAAGGTGGGAGAGGGCGTGATCCCGGCAGAATCCATGAGAGCACTTGGGAAGTACGGGTTCGAGAATGTTCGAAGGGGAAGGACGAACAACACGGTGAACGTTACGGTGAACGCTGAATCGTTCGACGAGCATTTCGTTCGATTCAAGCTTGATCCGACGATGAAGAGGTTGCAGCGGAGAAGGGTGGCCTGATGCTGAAAACCAATGCGACGTTTGATGCATACAACGCATTGTCGTCGAAGAAGCCTGTTTTCGTTTTGAAGATAGCGAACTCCGCTGGAAGCGGTTTCCTGACGAGCATTTTCTGTTCAGGCACGTTTGCCGATATCACGACCGACTATAAAAAGGTTATTGTTGGGCTGGCGATTGATTCACTCGATTTTGATCCTACCAGAACAGATATCGAGCCGGGGAAATGCGAGATTGATATTCTCGATAAAGATGGTGATTTCCTCGCTCAGTGCGCTTCAGATCAGCTTCAGAACAGACGAACCGTTCTTCTGTATGGTTTTCAGCAGATGAATATCGCCGATTTCATTCCAATAAATGATTATTATATTCAGGAGATCAAGTACAGGAACAAAGTAGCAACGATCTACGCAGAGGATTTGACGACGCATCTGAAGAAGTTTGTGATCAGGCACTACGGAGATACGCAATCCACGGAAGCGTTGAATCCCGGCGAAGAGGACATCCAAGTAGAAGATGAATCAGGATTCAATATGCCCGTCGATACAACGGATGGGTATATGCCGTGGGGGGATTCAGATCTCACTACCGCAAGAAGTCATGCTGCGCTTCTTATAAATGGTAACACAGGTAAGAACTGGGTTCGATATCACAACCTTGATACTGGCGTAATATATGTAGGGCCGTCGATAGGGATAAGTCTCGCTTGGGTCAACAACAGGAATATAGTCGAGCAGATGTGGTGTACTTCATTTTTCTATGGGGCTTTTTTGCTTCAGCTTCTCACGACTACCGCAGCTGGGACGAACGGGGATTGGGATATCGGGATAGAGGATTGGGGTCTCGAACTCGCTTCATCAAAGATAGACGAGATTCAGATTATCAATGAAATGGTGGAAAGGTACTGCAAGTGGGCTGAAGAGTATGCGAATGAACGGCCTTCAGCGTTCATGAAGAGAAACGCTCTCGATGGCATCGAGAAGATGACCGGATTCGACCTGATCGGATTGCTGCTTGCCGCGCTTCCAGCAAAGATGTTTTTTACTGAGAACTGCAAACTCGGGATAAAGCTTCTGGATCCGTTCGGAACAGGGGAAGGCATCTGTGATATCACGGATGATGATCTCGTCGGGTCTCCGACGATAGAATGGATGAGATCCGGAATCGTGAGTCAGGTTGACCTGATAGATTTTGTACAGCAAGCCGATGATTGCACTCCGATCGAAACGAAGTATAAGCATACGATAGCTGATCTGATGGCTCAGTATGAGGATATGGGAGTTCGAACGATTCGAGTTTATCAAGACGAGTACCCTCAAATACTCCAAAGAGAGAAGACGACGCAACGGATCTTCGGCGTTCTCGGTGAACCGATCGTCAGGCTCATTCTCCCGCTGAAATTGAAGTGGATCACCCTGCAGCCGGCCGATTTGGTAAATGTCACGATCTCGAATGTGGCGAATATGTTCTCTGGTCAATATGGCGTGACGAATGTGTGTTTCAGGATTATCAAAAACAATATCAGATTCAAAGGAAGCCAAGCGTACTGCGAATGTGAACTGTTCAATATTTCACTCGGGCAGAAGGAAACAAAGTCGTTCGTTACTTTATTCGATGAAGATACGATCGATACGCTCGAAGCTTCTACCGATGCACAGAAAGAAATGACTGAAGACGCAGATGTCACGGCATCGCTGGAATCTGAAGACGCATACATCGATATCCCGGTGCTCAGTCAGGTGTTCACGACGTTCGTTGGAGTGTATGTCAGGTTGACGCTCCCGAATGAGGCTGGAGGTTCGAGCAAGGAGTATATTACAATACATATACATTCGCAGGATATCGGAGGTACTGATGATCATGTCGCTGAGAAGCGGATTTACTACGATGAGACTGCGAGCGGTGAACAGATCACGGATATGTATCTGGTTTTTGATTTTCCGACGCACAAGCCGGCGAGGATCAAGGTCGATTGGGAAAACCATTCAGGGACGTACCCGCCGACGAAGGTTGAAGTGATAGGGTACAAGATGTGGTACTTTGAGGATTGTATAACCCAAGAGGTTATCTAATGAGCACGTTCCCTCGGATCTCGTTCAACGGGATGAATGTGGATTTCGACAGGCATCTGAACACGCTTCAGATAGCCAACAAAGAAAGTACGATTATAAATAAATCCGCTGTTTCAGGAGTCGCCGAAATCATAGATCTGTTCGAGGACGTGATTGTGCGCGCCGGGGTTGACAGGCTTTCAGCTGACCTGATCGATCAGCTCGAAGAGTGGTACAACTACGCGAAGAGCGGAGGGCTGTTCGATTTCATCGCGGATCAAAGCCTCGGAATGTACCTCGCATTCGAAGGAAAGTCGCTGTTGTCGAACGATGGCGTGGCTGGGACTCTCACAAGGGCGACTGCAGCCTATGTCGAGGATCCTGACACGGGGCTGCTCGTTTCTGTTGCTGCGAATACGGCAAGGTTCCCAACGGGAAAGTTCGGAAGGGGCGTGCAGCTTCAGCACCAGAGGGAAAACATCCTCATAAAATCAGCGGCATTCGATAATGTGGCGTGGACTGCATCGAGCATCACCGTGGATGCTGAAACAACAGAAGTGGCAGATCCGATCGGAACGAACACCGCTGAGAAGTGCACCACCACAGGAGCGAATGGAACCCTTGTCCAGACAACGGCGAGCCAAGTGCTCGAGCAATCAGCCTGTTTCTCGGTGTACCTCAGATCGGTAGTGCCGGGGAAAACGGCTGTTCTCACTATCAAGGACGATTCAGGAGCATCGCTGAAATCGGAAACCGTGACGCTGACGACGAAGTGGGCGCGGTATTCTGCTGTATATGTAAATTCAGCAGTCTCGAACGCGAACAATTGGAGGGTCGAAATCAAATTCACGGATGACGCATCCGTGTTCTATATTTTCGGAGCGATGCTCGAAGAGGGAACGAACCATCTAAATGCGTATGTTCCGACCGATGCGGCGGCAGCGACGCATGACGCCGATCTTCTCGTGTACTCGCTCACGGAAGGGAAGGATGTCGATCATTATCAGGGGTCGATCTGCTTCTGGGTGAAGCCTGTTTTCTCGCATGATGAAGATGGCGATACCATCACGACAAGATTGTTCATGCAGTTCTTGGACGAAAACGATTATGCCGTTCTCACGATATATAGAAACACGTCTGGCGAGATAGATGTATATGCCACGCTGTCCGATGGAAGCACTGTTTCAGCGCAGGAAGAGTACCAGTTCGATCGCGAAGAATGGATTCACGTCGTCGTCACATACGATCTGACGCAATCAACCAATGCATTCGTGATCTACGTGAATGGTGAATCGCTCAATGCGGTGAGCGATGGAGGCGGGTTGACGAATGAAATAGCAAAGCTTGTGATAGGATGCAACATCTCAACAGGTGCTCCTGCAAGTGGGGTGTACGACGATATCATCATCAGAAAAGATGTCTTGACTGCTGCTGACGTGAGGGCGCTGTACGGTAGAGGAAGAGCAGCCGGCCACAGACGAAACCAGTTCGAGGACTGCGTACTGATGGATCCAGAGTTCTCGCCAATTGTTAATCAGGGAGGAAATGTTTTCGATTTCGAGGCAGAATTCACCGTGAACCCCACCTGAACCGGAGGAAGAAATGACAACGACTGAGGTGATCGGCGCAACCGTAGGGGGAACATCCGTCGTGTTTACGATAGGGCAAATCATCATGACGAACATCAGGGCAAGGCAGAATGGAAAGTATGTTAGGCATGATGTATGCATCTCGGAAATGAATTCAATCGGAAGGACGCTGGATGATCTGAAGCAGCAGAATACCGAATTGAAGCAGGATGTTCGCGTTCAGGGTGAACAAACGAGGCAAGACATCAGAATGATAATGATGAAACTTAACGGAGGAAAGTCATGAAGAAGATCGCTGTTTTGATGATCATGCTGATCGCTTTTTATGGATCGGCTTTCGCCCAGGGCGGGATCCACGACGACTACATCATCCAGCCGAACGGAGGCGGTACTTCGTTCTATGTCCAGAGCACGGGAAAGGACACGTCGCTTACCTATCCAACAGCCGAAGTCATGTCCGTCCGGTTTTATGCAAAGGACACGACTTCCGTCGGAGCGGATTCAGATTCGTCCGCGGTGAAGTATTCGCTCCAGATCCGGCCGGACACGAACATCGTCTCCGGGGAACTTGGAGCATGGAGGACTTTAAAAACATGGTCGATCGATCGCGACTCCGTCGTCGTTGACACCACGATCACGGATATCCCGGTTCCGAACGCGCGGCACTGCAGATTCATCGTCGAAGGTCTCGCCGGGAACAAGAAGCTTTGGGAATCGGCCTTCCAGATCGTGCTCATGAATTACTATTCTGTCCGTTCCAGATAAGGAGAACGACATGAAAAGGATATTGGGAATTTGTATTCTCTCGGTCATTCTCTCCGGTTCTGTCTTCGCCGGGGATTATGGACACCGGGGGCCGGATTCGACGAGATGGGCCACTCAGTACGATCTGGCCTCGCTTTTATATGACTTTTTCCCAGACACGATGTCGATGCTCGGACTTCGTGTCGAGGGGTCGTCACGCTTTAAAGGCGTCGCCACTTACGGGGCGACCGGGACGACTGCGACCATCGGGACGAACGGAAAAATAACTTCGCCGGATACGATGGTTTCGACGAAGGGCTTCAGAACTGAGGGGGCGTCGAGGTTGAAGGGTGCTGTATCTATCGGAGAGACCGGGACAACCTTTGACGTTGCTACCGATGGAGCGGTGACTTCAAACGGCAGTATAACCCTCTACCGTAACATATCTTCGAGCAGTGATGGCCTTTATATGTATAGCCCTGCCGCAAGTGCCGTCACAAAACAGCGGCCCTCACCTCGAATCAGATACCGCACAAGCGCCTATGACTCTGGCGCGAGTGCTAATCGTTTCCACTATTTCACTTCGGAAGCGTGGGGGAGGGCTGGTGGTGTTGTGACGGCTGCTCCGTCAGCGGCCACAACTCGGTATGGGTGGTGGTTCTCCACGGACGGGACAAACTTCACCGAGGTAATGACTCTATATGGAGACGGTGATCTGGTCATCGACGGAAATTTCAACTATTTCCTCGATACCACCGTCGTCGGAGACGCCTATGATATTGTGTGTACCTGTCTTGCCGCCTACAAAGACGGCTTGCAGATCACCTTTAAGGCGGGGACCGCGAATGTCGGAGCCTGTACGCTTCGGATCAACGGCCTTGCTGATGTCGCTATCAAAACCACAGGAGGCGACGACCCGCCAGACGATTACATCGAGGCAGGGTCACGAGTAAGCGTGATTTTCTGTGACGAAAGCACGGATTACTGGCAGTTGCTTTCGCCAGACGCGAATCCATAAGGGAGGAATTTATGAAGCTGAAACATTTGATTCTTGCCGTGATGGTCTTCATCGTGATGGGAACGTCTCTCCCGTACAGCTTGGATCCGAAACGAACAGCAACGTCATCGGTCCGAATGCGATTAAAAACGCGAACGATCCTGTTGACGATCAGGGCACAGACAATTATGTTCTCGTTCCGAGTTCGTAAATTTTCCCTCCTCACCTCCCCTCAGGCCCGTGTCCGCGCACGGGCCTTTTTATTGAAATTTCCTAAGAAAAAAGATGACGATGTTTTCATCCAAAGAAACAAGAAGTAGTGTTTCCTTATAAAGTAACACGATTGTTTCTATAAAAAGTACGAAAAGATGGATCCGAAATCGAAGGATCTGCTTAATAATATCCAGATAATACTCGGACACGCTAAAATATAGACTTACGTTAAAATCGCTCTACGGGCTTCTAATGCACAAATAAAGGCATTTTAAAAAAGCCATAAAACCACACGGCAGAGGCTCGGATCGCTTGCCTCAGACCGCCCCATGAAGCAATTCTTTAGCTGATTTCAGGGCATTCCGGAAAAGTCAATACCCGCCAGAAGAATCTTGTGGCGTGTACTTTACTATCATTATATAAGATAATTAAAACCAATTGTTTAAATGCTGGATGAAAACTTTCTGTATTTCGATTTGTATAACATCAATATTTACAATGCAGGTAAACTGGTAATCGATTGTAACTTCTTATTTTTCAAAGATGTTTTATCGTAACGGAAGGACGTAAAAAAAATAAAAGTCGCCAAATTGAAAAAAATGTATGAAAATATTTCCGACTGATCATTACAGCGGGATTATCTAATAAATTTTATAATAATAAATGAACCATTCTTCCGTCCGATTGGAAAATAATACCGCACGAATAAATGACTATTAATAAAAGATAAATGATTGTCGACGTAAAATGAGTGCGGAAAAAAATGCTGAAAAACCATGATCGTATTATATAAGATCGACAATATTATCAAAGTTTTACAGTAAAAAAAATGCGTGGTAGTAAATTTGCTATTCTTTTTATCAACTAACCAAAGGAGCCACCGATGAAGACAGCGGAACAGATAGCAGAGAAGATCGAGAAGCTGCACGATGAAGCTGATCTCTTCCAGACCCTCCACGATAGAAGCGGTGTTCGATCCTACCGAATGAGGATGGCAGACGAGATTCACGAAAAGCTGGCTTTGATCGCGGCATTGGAATGGGCGCTCGAAGTTAGCGGAGCGGAGGAAATCTAATGAAGAACCACACGAAGACCAGCACAGTCGAACCGAGGATAGTTCGCGAGGCACAGGTGATAGTGCCGGATTGGATGGAGAGAGTTTTAGATGAAGCGGAGCGGGAAGGAATGATGGTCGAATGGACGAGGGCTTTCCTCCCATTCGGAACCTACACGATGGGACTCGAGGTTTCGCAGATCGCGATGCCGGTCAATCAGGAGGTGGCGAATGAAGGTTGATAGAACGACGAAGACGATCCGCGAGCACATTCGCCTGACTGAGGTTTACGTGATCGCAGGATTCTCGAAGGAAGAAGCGAGCCACAAGGCGTTTGAGGAAATCATGGCGAAGGCAAGAAAGAACGAACGCAGGATCGAAGAGAGGATGAAGCAGAAGGAGGTTGCGGGATGGAATCGCTGACGAAGGAAGAGATGCAGATGCTGGGCCGGCTGGCAGACCGGACTTGGCAGTATGTTGGAGGCGAGTTCGAGGAAATGTGCGGAGGAAGCTGCTCGCTGGACGAACGGGTGGAAGCGGTGTTCGACGCAGATCGTATCGATCAGCAAGCCAGAACGGACAAAGAGAAGGCGTTGCTGAAGAAGTTCGACGGGCTGGATGTCAAGGAACGCTATCGGATAGCGAGAAAGGTGATGCGATGACCCCGTTTGAAGCGGTGCAGATCTACCGGAACGGAAACGTTTCGGATTTCAGGAGGTATCTGCGGGATTGTTCGAAGGTCGATTCCCTTCGGGCTTACCTGT